CGGACGAGGCGGCCAGCTGGGTCTTGAACCCGGTGTAAATGGCCATCGCCTCGGTTGGCGTGTATCCTGCCGCCGGCAGATCGAACACCAAGTAGCAACTCATGCTCCTGGTGACGTTCTGGTCGGGGAGGAACTCGTTCGCCGAGACCTTCTTGTGGTCGATTCGCACCACGCGTCGGGTCCGGTTCCCGTAGGAACTCGAGGCCTTCAGCGCAATGGTTCCGTCAGCGCTCGTGTATTCCGACGACCCGTTCCCCACACCTGTGCGGGGGAGGGAAGTCGTGGTACCCGAAATCGTAACGGATTGCGGATCAGCAAAGGACACAGGCATCACTCCTATGGTGTTTTAACGCGGTTAGCACAACGCTACCTGCCGTACCGGGTAATTCCCAGCGCGGCAATAATGGAGCCTTGGAACGGACTAAGTCCGTCCCATGAGACTCCGAACCCGTAGGGGTTGGCTTTTCTCCTTGCCTTAGTCTCAGTGACCAAAGTTAGGGAGGGAACCGCAAGTGGTGCCCCGTTAGATAGGGTGCAACCATCAAGCGAGTACGTGTCTGTCACAGTAGTATTCTCCATGACATACCCGTACGCCAACACATGACCATCGTTCTGGAACGACGAGACGTTTTGAATAACGTCACCGGCGTTTGAGAACCAGTCGACGGCCCAGCTCCAAGGTGTCAAGTTCCACATTGTTTCGGGACTTGGGTCCACACCCAACAGATGGGTGAGGAGCCTTACACGATCCAACTCGCTTCTGGCATTGTAGCCAGTGGGAAGGAAATACGTGAAGGCCCCGCTGAACCATTGACGACGCGAAGTAATTCTCGTGTGCGTCAGTACACCTGGTCCCCCAAGATAGTTTCCGCCATCCATAACGTATGGAAATACGCCTGGTGACGTGGACGTCTCAAGGGACTTCTCTATTGGGAAATCATATCTCCTTCTAACTCGCCTACCCGCATCGCGCTCATACTGTTTAATCACAGCACCAGCACGATTGACGAAGTCAATAAATGACCTAACGTCAGAAACGAGAGGCAACCATCCGAATTGTGTGTTAAGGTAATTGGAACCCGCTTTGTGCGCGATTCCATTTCGCCTTTTCCACGTTCCGGAAGCCACAAGATGTGGCAACCCTTCGGAAT